CAGGAAGATTCCTATGATGGAAGGAACAACAATGTATGTTCTTACCACCACAGGCGAACTTGCAAACAATGGCAACGTAGCAGAAGGTGAAGTTATTCCCCTTTCCCACTTTGAGCAGACCAAGACACCTGTCGGTGAAATCACTCTTAAGAAGTGGAGAAAAGGTGTTTCCGCTGAAGCAATCAAGAAGTCCGGATATCAGAGTGCGGTTAGGGATACCGATGCAAAGCTTCTTTCCCTTGTTCAGAACGGAGTAAGAACGGATCTTTTCGGATTCCTTAATGGATCAATCACAGGTTCAACGGCCGTAACAGGCGAAGGCCTTCAGAAGGCACTTGCGGCCGCTTGGGGTCAGCTTCAGGTTCTTTTCGAAGATGATACCGCACAGGCGGTTTACTTCGTAAATCCCCTTGATGTTGCTGATTACCTTGGTGGTGCAACCATCAGCACACAGACCGCATTCGGCATGAACTATATCGAAGACTTCCTTGGTCTTGGTACAGTTATCATGTCAAGCAGAATCACACAGGGAACTTTCGTTGCTACGGCAAAGGAAAACATCATCATGTACTATCTCACAATGAACGGAGATATCGCAGATGCTTTCAAGCTTACCGCAGATGAACTCGGATACATCGGAATCAATTCCGGTTATCAGAACAATGAGAGAGCGCAGATCGAATCTCTTGTTATGGATGGCATCCAATTCCTTGTTGAGTATGCTGGTGGTGTGGTGAAGGGTACCATCACAAATGAAGGAGCCTGATGATGTATAAGGTTGTAAAGAATTTTACAGATCTTAAGGACAGGAATCATAAATACCTTGCGGGGGATATCTTCCCTCGCAAGGGATTATTCGTATCAAAGGCAAGAATCAAAGAATTGTCAACAAACAAGAATCGTAGAGGCGAACCGATGATTGTTGAGATTCCTGATGAAAGCGAAGAAAAATCCGCTCCCAAGAAGAGCGGTAGAAAGAAGACCGATGTTAAGTAAGATTTGCCAAGAAATAAAAAATTGGTTTGATCGTGGTCAGCCAAGGATTCACGGAGCCTTTTCGATTGAGAATGGTAAGATTACAGATGAAGCCTTTTTGGATGTTATTCAGCAGAATCAATATTTCCGTATCATCGGATCTGTATTCAATGATGGCGTGTATAAGTACACAGATGATCTTGAATTGACCAATGAGTTGTTTGTTGGTTCAATTTGGCTGATGGCGGTTCCAAGGGATGTCATCATTTTATCAAATGAAATCGAAACTTGGTTGAATAAATATGGAGAAGAAGCAAAGTCACCATATCAGAGTGAATCTTTTGGTGGATACTCTTATTCCAAATCAAGTGGTGGATCTTCGTCATCCAATCCTTCTTGGCAATCGGTTTTTGCAACACAATTGAACAGGTGGAGAAAGATATGAGCCTTTTATCAAACGCAATGGAAAATTGCATAATGCTTGATAAACGCACCACATCCGATGGATATGGTGGTTATATCATCTCCTGGGAAGAAGGAGCGGAATTCCAGGCGGCTACGATTCTTGATACTTCAATGGAATCAAGGATTGCTGAACAACAAGGAGTGACCGCTCTTTACACTATAACCACAAACAAGACCATCAATCTTCAGTATCATGATGTTTTCAAAAGGCTTCGTGATGGAAAGATTTTCCGTGTTAAGTCGGATGGTGATGATAAGCGTACACCTAATACCGCAGGTCTGAATATGCGACAGGTTACCGCAGAAGAATGGGAGCTTACAGATGGACAAAATACAAGCACTCAATAACTTTTGGAATGGTTTTGGCTTAACCGCATATGATGAAAGCACGGTTCCGGATGATACACCTTTACCTTATATCACTTATTCGGTAGTGGAAGATGAACTTGGGTATCCTGTTTCTGTTACCGCTTCGATTTGGTACAGAAGTAAACGATGGGATGAAATCACATCCAAACTTGAACAGATATCCGAAAGGATTGGTCGAGGTGGTGTGATGATTCGGTTCGATGATGGTGCAATGTGGTTAAAAAAAGGTTCGCCATTCGCTCAAAGAATGAGAGATGAAGATGATTCTATTCGAAGAATTTTCATGAACATCGAAATAGAATTTTTAAATTAATAAGGAGGAAATTATGAAGTTTACAAAAATTCCTGAAACTACGTTTCAGAATATTCAGTTAAACGCAGGTATCCTTGTGAAGAGTTTTACACCTTCCACACAGGAAATCACCGGATTACTCGGTGCTACCACAGGCGGTATCAACTTTACCGCAACACCTGCTTTTGAAGACTTCGGTGATGACATCGACAATTGTCCGAAGAATACAAAGGAACTTAAGAAGCTTACAGAGTGGGATGTTCAGATGTCCGGAACATTTGTAACTATCACACCTGAAACCGCTCAAATTTTGGTTGGTGCGGCAGATGTTGATTCTGTTGATAGCTCAAAGATTGTTCCTAGAAAGGATGTACTTCTTACCGATTACCAGGACATTTGGTGGGTAGGTGATTATTCCGATGTGAACACGGGAGCAACCGCAGGATTCTGTGCCGTTCATATGCTCAATGCTTTGAACACAGGCGGTTTCCAAATTCAGACAAACGATAAGGGCAAGGGTAATTTTGCTTTCACATTCACAGGTCATGTTTCGATGGGTCATCAGGATGTTGTTCCTTTTGAAATCTATGTGAAGACAGGAACAGACGAAGGTGCTTGATCTTAACTTGAGGAGGTAAAAATATGAAATTATCAGAATACAAAAACGAGGAGGCTCTTGATATATTAGCGGATCTGATTGAGCCTGTTGCTGAAATAATGGCAGATCCTAACTTCAAAAAAGCGATTGAAGCCAAAAATAAAACCGGAATCATCAAGGTCTTAATCAAAGACCACAAGAAATCCATCATCGAGATTCTTGCAATAATCGATGGTGTGCCGGTTGAAGAGTATGAGGTGAATATATTCACACTTCCGCTGAAGCTCCTTGATTTGTTAAATGATAAGGATCTTGTAAGTTTTTTTACATCACAGGCATCGATGGAGGTACCGAAAGCCTCTATCGAGCCTATGGTGAATACCAAGGAAAAAGAAATATAAAACTGTTTATCCGATATGCCATTTCCAAATTTAAAAAAGAACAGGAGGAAATGGCATATCGTATATATGTGACCGATAGCTTATTTTATCAAGCACAAAACCAACACTTAACCGCACGATATGTTGATTTATTAAACAAAAAAGTGGATAATAGAAGTGGGGATGAAATTGTACTTGATGTGATGAGTAAAGCCGGATTGAGGTTCAAAGAAGAATGAATGTTTTTGATCTTTTTGCGAAACTTTCGCTTGATAAATCTGAATACGAAGAAGGTCTGGACGACGCGGAAAAAGAAACGAACGGTTTTGGTGACAAACTCAAAAACGGTTTGAGCGTTGTTGGAAAGGCTGTCGGCGGTGCTTTAATTGCTGGCACTGGCGCGGCTGTCGCACTTACAAAACAGGCAGTAGACGCTTACGGCAACTACGAACAGTTGGCTGGCGGTATCGAAACACTTTACAAGGACAGCGCTGGGCAGATGATGGAATATGCAAACAAAGCGTTTGCCAGCGCTGGAATGAGTGTAAACGATTACATGGACACCGCTATACAATCGTCAGCGGCTATGATTAATTCATTGGACGGTGACACCGCTAAAGCCGCTCAAATGGTTGACATGTCCATTATAGACATGTCAGATAACGTCAACAAAATGGGTACATCTATGGAGGCTGTACAGAACGCCTACCGTGGCTTCTCCCGTGGCAACTTCACCATGCTGGACAATCTTGCCCTCGGATTTTCGGGAACGAAAGAAGGCATGCAAGAGTTACTTGACAAAGCAGAAGAATTTTCGGCTAAAAATGGCGAAGTTCGTGATTTTTCGATTGACAGTTACGCCGACATTGTTGACGCGATACATGTCGTTCAGAGCGAAATGGGAATTACTGGCACTACCGCAAGTGAAGCGGCGGGCACTATCACAGGTTCAATGGGCGCGGCTAAAGCGGCGTGGGACAATTTGGTGACAGGATTTGCTAACCCAGATGCCGATTTGGGACAGTTGATGATGGATTTTGTTAACAGCGCCACTGGTGCTATACAAAATCTTGTGCCTACTATCGTCAATGCGCTTAAGGGCATAGCAAAAGCCCTTCCAGAACTGGCAAAAACGCTTATTGCTGAACTGCCGTCGTTTATTTCGGAGGTTTTGCCGTCCTTGATAGAAACGGCGACAACCATTGTCACAGAATTAGCCAAAGCACTGCCCGATATAATTAAAGGACTGGTGGACATCATTCCCGAAATTATACCCATGCTTGTGAACGCTATGATTGACATTGCGGAAGCCCTTGTGGATAACATTGACAGCCTTGTAGACTGTTTTATACAGTTAATGATAGGAATAACAGAAGTTATTATTGAAGTTTTGCCAATTTTGATTGAAAGACTGCCCGAAATTCTTATGAAAATCGGGGAAGCCATTATTACAAACCTCCCCGTGCTTCTGGAAGCCATTGTGCAGTGTGTTGTAATGCTTGGAACAGCACTTTGGGATTTATTATCACAGGGCTATGCAACAATCAGTGAATGGTTTACGAACCTTATCACATCAATTGGTAACTGGCTGTCTGAATTGCCGTCCAAAATGGCGTACTGGGCTGGGCAAGCCGTAGCAAGCATGATTAAATTCTTCATGGAACTGCCAGAAAAAGTCAAAACATTTTTGATTCAGTTACCCGACAAAGTAAAAGAAATGGGAACAAATCTTGTTGCCGCTGGGCGAACCGCCGCACAGAATTTTGTGACTAATCTTATTGATGGAATAAAAACACTTCCCGACAAAGTAAAAGAAATCGGCAATAATATTGTCGAAGGCTTAAAAAAGGGAATTACCGAAAAATGGGAAGCCTTTAAACAGGGCATAAGTGACTTGGCGGGCAACTTTATTGATGGCTTTA